CAGTTTCACCAGCTTCTTTAGCTTTTCTAACTGCATCTCCGAAAGCATTACCTTCTTCAACTGCTACTTCTTCAGATTCTTCAACCTTATAAGTTTCTCCTTCAAATTCAAATTCAGTTTCACCAGCTTCTTTAGCTTTTCTAACTGCATCTCCGAAAGCATTACCTTCGTTAACCTTTGATTTAGTTGTTACTTTATATGTTTTACCATTAAATTCAAACTCAGACATATCTTCTTCAATAGCCTTTGCTCTTGCTCCTAAGAATGCGTTTCTTTCTAAAATAGATATTGATTCAACTACTGATTTAAAGGCTTTAACCGCGGCCTTGGCATCTGTTCCTACATAAAGTTCTCTACCATCTTCGTCTGTAACGTCATATCCGTTTTCAGCATCCCATGAAAATTGAACTGTTTCCTCTTGATCATCATTGTATGAGTTATGGTTAAATAACCAAGTACCTTCGACATCGAAATGCTCTTCTCCCTTTGCTTTAATTAATTTTTCAACAGCCTTAACCTCTTTAGGTTTTGCTGCTTCATTAACTACTGATTCGAATGCTGGAACTAATCCAGAACCTCCGTAAACATCTGCCATCATCCAAGTTTTAGAACCTTCATCCCATAGATATATGAATTCTGCACCGCTTTCATCGCCTGCAGTTCTAATATATTTGTCTATATTTTTAACAGTACCCTTTTCTCCAGCAGAATCGTCGTTATAATACTTGATATTTGCAACAGTTGCATCTAATCCAGAGTTATTTCCTTTAGCAATAACATCATCTACGTTCTTACCGTTTTTGAAAGATTTCTTTATAATTGGTAACATATTGTCTGGGTAAGAATCATAATGAGTATATACAGAAGTGATATTTCCTTTTTTGTCTATTTTACCAAATTGACCTCTTGTTCCTTCGTTAAGAACTGTTTTAGATTCTTTGATAAGAACTGGAAAAGTTTTACCATCGTATTCAAATTCCTTTTCTCCAGCGTCTTTAGCTTTTTTAGCTGCTGCTACGAATGCTCTTCCTTCTTCTACTCTAGTATCTCTTATTTGAACTGATTCAAATTGTGTATTAAATCCATTAATTAAGCTTTCTGCTGTTTTAACCTCTCCTATAGAATCTAAAAACATTGCTGTTCCTTCAACGATTCCAATTCCTGACCATCCAGATGCATTTGCAATTCTAGAATATACTTGATCAATCGCTTCTCTAAATTTAGGCATTGGTACTTTTACTTCTAGACCACCTAAACTATCAACTTTCATTGTTAGTGGTTGAATTTTACCCTTGAATAACTTTGTTAATGAATAAGCTTCTCTAGAGAAGTTTGCATCTTCCATTGCTTCAAAGAATAATTGTTTTAATATTCCTAATGTGTGTTTAGTACCTGCTGCACCGAATGCTGAATATTCATTCCATATTTTAACGTATTGGTTGAATACTTTTTTAGCATCTCTTTTACCTGTGATTACTAGTGCTTCGTTAACAAACGATTGATTAGATTCAGCAATTCGTTGAATCATGTTCTTTGGTTCTGAGTAAGATACAATCTCGTCATAGGTAATTTCTTCTGCTCCTAAATCTTCATCTTCATTTGGATCTGTATCAGGATCTTCAGCAAATACTGCGTAATCGTCCCACGTTGACTCGTGAAAATCAGCATCATCTAAATATGAACAAACTCTAAGCTCTCTACCGTCTGTTAATTTAATCATACCACATGGCTTTTTCATGCCTTTCAGTAATTTTTTCATAGTAAATTTAGCTTCAGTAACTAGTGATTCATCAACTTCTTCATCAGATTCTTCATCCTCTATTTCATCAGCTACTTCTATTTCGATTTCAACTTCTTCTTCAGAAACATTTCCGAATGCTTTAGTTATAAATTCTCTTTTAGTATCTTCTGCTAAATCTTCGAATGAAGTGATTTCCATTTCATCAAGTAACGTTGATATTTTTGTAGCTAATACAGAACGTTTTGTTGCGTTCTCTTCAGCTAGTTTAGTGGCAACCTGAGTTGCTTTGATTTCCGAAAAAGTCTTAAAAGACGATATTCTATTAATTTCTGCCATGTTAAATGTATTTTTTATTTAATTTATCTTTATAATTCTATATATCCCCTTCAAAATTGACTATTTTAATATTATAATCAAATTTTTCTTGTCTATATATCGCTTGTCGGGCCTTACCGTGTTTATATAGGTAATTATCCCACTCCGTTGTTCTTATATTATCAACAAAATCTACTATTAATACTTTGTCCTTTGATTCATGTTGTCTTAATCCACGACCGATTGACTGTCTTATAATTACTTCCGATTTGAAAGATTCCGTAAAGAAGATATTGTGTATCTTTTTAATTGAGATACCTGTTGAAAAGGTACCAAACGATGCAACAATAACGACTTCTTCTCCTGCTTCCATTTTCTTTTTGTATTCTTCCCTAATATCTTTATCAGTCCCACCGTCAACATAAAATACACGTTTATTACTTTCTTGTCTAAGCTTTTCATATATTTTTTTACCATGTTCGATCCTGTGGAAAAGGACAAGGCTATTCCTGGGTATTCTGGAAATAACGTTTGTAATAAAATCAAGGCGCCCTGTGCTATTAATGACGAAATTCTGTTCCAATGAAAATACATCTTTGCTATCATATTTGTTTTGTGCTAATTCTTGGAAAGCCAGCTTTTGGCGATCCGTTGCGTAATTCATTTCAATAACCTTAACTACGCACTTTGCAATATGTCCCTGTTCTTGCAGGAAACTTGCCTTTACTTCACTAATAACTGGTCCAGTCTGGCTCATTAGTGTTAGTTTATCTAAAGTACCGTCCTTTGGTATTGTACCAGATAACCCATATTTATATTGAGCATTTGTACATTTTTGTAGGATTGTTTTAATTGAAGCACTTTTTGCTTTGTGTGTTTCATCAACTATAACTGCATCGAATTGTTCAAAATATTCCTTGTCTTTTTTAACAAGGGATTGGTAAGTTCCAATTATAATATTCTTATTGCTCTTAATCTTTTTACCTGCAAATATTTGTTGAATCTTTAAGTCAACCTTATTCATATAATTATAGTCATGAAAATCTTCATGTGCCTGTAATACTAAAGAAACATTAGGTACTATAAATAGTATCTTCTCAGCCTTTTTCTTTTCGAGCATATATGCTACGGTTAAAAAACTAATAAGTGTCTTTCCTGCTGATGTTGCAAGCTCCGCTAGGCACTTTCTAAATTTAAGTATATTATATGCAGTTTCGATCTGATAGTCCCTTGGGGTTATCTCTGCGCCATCAAAGAACTTAAGAGCCCACTCTTCAAAGGCTTCTGCGTTAATGTCTGGATCAATTAAACGTTTAATACCGTTCATTTGAATCTCTATCTTATAGTCTTTACAAATTTGGATAACATGTCTCCATAATCCTGCGGGAATCCATTTGTCGTCTTTAATATAAGAGACATAACCATCCCACACTCCTCGCTTTACTAACGGATTAAATCTCCAACTGTCGATACGTTTCGTCAGGGAGATTGTAATCTGTTCTAATTCAAGTTCAGTAGCGTCATCAATTCGTAAAAATTGATTATCGTCTGTTAATGTTAGTATCAATTATCATTGAACTATTTTTTATATTCTTGACATATCAAGGCGATTCTTTATTGCAAAGCCCATATTATCAAGAGTCTTCACAGAAGCTTCAATAAAGCTTTTCTGCGTTTCTAGTAAATCATACAGCTGTTTATCATCTGCAAGATCCGCTTCTAGAAATTTTTCTCGTTGTTTGTCGGTTAGTTTATAATCATACTGATAATATTCTATCCATTTTTGTTTGTACTTTTGATCAACTGCTCCTTTTTGTGCTCTCATCTTATTAGACATGGAAGCAAGCTGCTCAACTAATATTTGTCTATAACTTAATGTATATGCACTAACTTCTTCAAGTTCTATACCCTTCTTTAAATTAACGGTAAGTTCTTTTATTTTGTCGGTCCAATCAATTCGTTGTTTTCCGAGATACTCGTCTAATTTGAGTATTTTATCTTTTAAGTCTGCCATTTATTATTAGTTTAAAACAATTCGTTAGTGTTCTTATTCTTAGTGTGTTTAACGTAAACAGTAGTATTCATTTTCTTTTTAAGCTTGGGCTCTGACATTACTATACTCTTTTCATCGTAGTGTAGTGTCGTATTTTTTTCAAAGCTTAATAGCAATTTAATGTTTTTATCTCGTTTTCGATTTTGTTCAAAGTCTTCAAACTCTTGATCAATCATATCGTAAATATCTATATTTTTCATAAGAAATAAGCGTCTAGTTTTGAATTACTAAAATACTTAGAAAGATTTTTAATACAATCATCTTTCAAATAATATGCAACTCTAACCAAATCATTTAAGTCACCTATTTCCTTAGGATATTTATCTCTATTATTTTTGTCAACCTTTTCAAGATACTTTTCCCATTTAGTGTCTAACTTGGTTTCGCTAAAGAATTTACCCCACATAAATATTTCTTTATTTCTGCGAAGTTTCTGCATCATCTTTTCTTTACCAGTTTTATCGTTATCAAACATATAACGTATTGTTGGTATCTCATCAAATTCCTCAGTAGATCTACCAGCCGTTGCAAGTCCTATACTATTCTGTATAAACATTGCGTCAATAGGTCCTTCAAACATAGTAACTGTTCTTTGTAAATCAACTTGAAGTATTCCAAAAAGAGTAGATATTTTCTTCAAACTAATGAGTTCTGCCTCCGGAACGTTTAATTCTTTTCCATGTTCTTGATATATTCTTTCAATATCATATGTTAAATACCTTGCGCTTCTATATTTAGAGAGTGCCCTTGTTTGAAATCCAATTACTTTATTATTTGGAGCTAGATTTAATACAACCATTCTCTTGTCTTTAGGAGAATACATGAAGTAATCAAGCTTATGTGATAACATACGTCCTCTTAAATAAAAGTAACCAGGAGTTCCCGGTTCAATTGCTACATATCCATGGTATTTTGTAAGATCTTCTCTTGTAGGAGCTAAGTCATATATCTTTTTAAATATATCATGCTCTAATACTTCAACGTGGTTAGATTGTATTCTATGATCTTGTATAAAATCAATAACTGCCATTGAATCTTCACGATCTTTAAAACCAATGTGATGGTCTTTTAAGAGTGAATATACATCACCGTGTTCAGAACAGTTAAAACAGTGAAACTGTAAACTATCCCAATAGATGTTTCCTCTTTTTTTGTGAGTGTCGCTTGTAGAATCTCCACAATAAGGGCATGCCAGGGTTATTCGCCCTGGCATTTCCTTAAGCATTTGCTTATTATGGTCCCTGTGCTGAGTCATTGCGACTTGCTTTACAAGGCTTCTAATTTTTGCTTTTAGTGATTCGTCTATCTTAGATGTCGAGGTCATTCAAGAAAGAGTCTAGATCGTCGCTACTTTCTACATTTGCAGAAGATGTCTTCGATGTTGTCATATCAGCTGGTAATTCAGTTGTTGTTTCTGTAACCGGTGCTGTCTTTTTTGAAACTGCTACCTTTGGTTTAGAAACTACCGTGTTTAATGAATCTCCTGGGTTTAGGTATTGTCTAAGGATTCCATTTACGAAATCTCTTGCATCACCGTCCCATGCTTTATACTGATAAGGCTCTAAAGATGGAGCGTTGTCTAGCTCTTCTTTTACAATTGCCATAGATTCTTTTGTTCTTTCAGCCGGAGTACCACTTAAATCAATAGCACTATTAGATGATGAGAACTTAGAAGTATCATAGTTATTGTATTCTCCTTGACGAGTAATTACTAATTCGAAGTTTTTTCCTGCGAATAGATCAAATACTTGAGTTGGTTCACCAAAGTTTGGTTTTAACTCTGCGTCAATTTTCTCTTTAATCTTATATCCAAACTTGTAGATAAGGTATGTACCTTCTAATTCTGGATTTTGTGGGTCTTTAATTACTTTAATAAGAGAGTAATATTGCTCACGTCTTTTTAATTTCTCACTCATTTTACGATCAACTGCTGAATCGCTTTTACGTAACTTGAAGAATACTTCCGCAATCGGACAAGGTTCTCCAACAGAACTAGGTGAGTCGACTAATCGACCGTTACCTGAAGCATCTGTTAACCAGTGTACGTACTTTTTTACTAATGAGTTTCTTGGATTTTCAGGATTAGGAACGAATCGCACTAATGCTTTATATGTTCCGTCTTTTCCTTGATCTGCACTTGGCTTGTATAATACATCCGTTCGTGTGCTTTGTGTGTCGTGTGTTTCAACGTCGCTTACGCTTAAGTTGAAAATGTCAAATTCTGCCATGTCTTTTAATTCTTTAAATTCGTTAATTTTCTTTAAATTGGTTATCGGTTAAACTTTCAGTCTTTAAGGGCCCTTTAATAAACTTTCAATTAGTTATATAGAGAAACTTTAAAAGGTTTCAACAATAACTACTATATTTATCTATTTTATTTTGGGAAGGTATATATATGACCATTTGAATCAATCCATCCTTCTCCTTCTTGTAATTTCGATAGACCTGCTTTATTTAATATATTATGCATCTCTGATTCTTCCATTAGATTATTATCAGCCATTATTTGTAGGGTTGATTTCAGATCCATTAATCTTGAGCTTGTGATTACTTCCATGCTTTCTTTTTTATTTATTAAATTATTTATTGTTATTATGAAACTTTTCTGACCAGGTGCTATATAACTTAAGTCTTTAAGTCTGAGGGTTAAATAGGGTTCGAGCTAGATGGTTTAAGAAGTAAGCATCCACCAAATCGTCTAAAGGTTTAGGGACTCTTTTTACTTCTCCTATGTTATCGATACAGTATTTATGTAATGAAGAATTTCCCAAAGAAGAATCATCAAGAACGTTCTCTAAGAATTTAAGCCATAATTGGTCTTTCTTCATATTACCTTTACCCGCATGTTTCTTGATTGTAGATGGTGCAACTGTTAAGATATCTAAGACTTCAAGTCTCGACATTAGTTCCATCTTTAAGATAGCAGCTCCAGCCGCCATGTCTATTATATTATTAGTACCTGCAGAAGAACCATAAGAAGATCCTTCAAAAGCTATAACGTATTGTTCTTTAGAATCAGTTATCCTAATAATAAAATTAATAATATCATCAGCAGTCTTCATGTGTCGTTGGACTTTGATCATCTCGCTCTTTGAGTAAGCTTCATTGTTAGTCCAATCAGGCTGATATGAAATATGAACACCTTCGAGCATATTAAGCTCTTCTTGCATTCTCTGTTCTTTTTTAGTTCCAGTCTTTGGTTTTAAATAACCAATAAAATTATACTTGTTATCCTCTGTGAAAATACAAATACCTGGGGAATTTAAAGAAAAATCAATAGTGACGAATATCATTTAAAATGATTTACCGATAGCAGCACCTAAAGCAGCACCAACTAATCGTGAAGTTAACATGTTATAAAATACTCCTTTTTCAATACCTAATACTTTAGCGATTGTTTTACCGATTGTTTTACCTAAAGCAAAACCAGTTAAACCACCAAATATAGATCCAAACATACCTTCATTAGTTATCTCTCCATCTAATCTATCCATATCAAATGTACCATCTTCGTTCCTGTACTCAGAAACAAATTCTTCTAAAGCAGTATCTACCTTTTCTTCAAGTTCAGCAGTCCATTCGGTCTGTAGTGACTCTTGTAGTATTGTAAGTTCTTGGTCAGTTGCATTTGCTTCTGACATGTAATCTAAAAATGTTTTCATATAGTTATATATCTTTAATCTATCTCTAACTTTAAATTAAATTTGTTATAATAGAAATTAAGTGTAAATGTATTAAACTCTGCAATGTTTGAGCTCATGTTTAATTCTAGCTCAGTTATTGAATTCATAATTGGCTTTTCAAATACAGCACTCATAACATGAATTCCTTCAGCATCTAATATCTGAAGTTTTAAATCATCTAAGAAAGGTTGTTTTGTATTTCTTGCATAATAATATAGTAAAGTGTCTTGCATTATCCAATAGTTAATATAACCATCTAGTAATTGCATCTCAACTGTAAATTGTCTTTCAATAGTATTTTGAATAGGGATTGCTCCTCTATTATATGTTACAGTACCGTCGTTAGGTGATTGTTCAATAGGATCAAATGTTATTCCAGGAATTGCAACACCTTGTATTGAATAATTAATGAAGTCAATTGGTTCGCTCATTAAATTACCAGGCATTCTGTTTAAATACTTTTTGTATTTATCAGCAACTTCAACCGGTATAAATTTACGAGGAAATTTAAAATTGAATAAATTATTTCTGCTATTTAATATCATTATACGATTTTTACATTTCCATAATACAACATAGAAACTGTTTCTCCATTCTTTAAATTAATATAGAATCTGTCTTCTTCTAGGTTTGTATCTTTTCTATTAAATCTAGAGGCTACTGCCTTTGTTACTTTAAATAATACTTCACCATTCCCTAAATCTACATCTGGAAAATTAGGATCATGGTGTATTTCCTGTTCTACTGATCCACTTGCTATTACTAGAATAATATCTTCAGCATTTACCAAGCTTATTGATTCTAAACTATCTCCCTTTGGTTTCACAATACTAAATTTAATAAAGTTATCTGATACTCTAGAAAGAGCTATTACAGTTTCACCTACATCATTATATTTAATTTCATTAGTAACTGCCATTTCGGTTTTCTCTAACGTTAAATTAGTAGATCCTGCAAGTATACCATACGTAGATACAGCAACCGGAACATATCTTGTTTCTCCGGCAATTGGTTTAGAAGAATTTACAAATTGATTAAGTTCTCTGTTTACTTCAGTGTTTGATAATTTGTTATAGATAACAGTAGGTGTAAAATTACCACTTAGATTAATCCTAGCCATCCTCTTTCCATACTTCTTAGGCTTATTATATACTAAAGAAGCATACTTTACTATTTGTGTATTATCTGTTTCATTTAATATTCTCATAGCAACTGTTAATAGAAAGTTACTTATAAGTCCTGAATTTAATATTACCGGTCTGTATATTAAAGGATCATCAAAGTTTGCAACTTGAGTAAAGCTAGTTTGATATGTACTAATATAATTTAAACCTAGCTGTTCGCTTACTTCAACATCATAAAATACACTAACATCATCTCCTGTGTTTTGAATAATTCCATTAATATAATTTTCAAATGCGGCGGTTTCTCCGTCCTTTGTTCCAAAGAATTCAAAGTAATCTCCTAAACTAGATTCTTGTAAATTAATTGCAATATCTGCAAACTCATCTTCTTGTGCTAATGTAAGATCCTTTTCACTTGCAATCTCAATATAATCAGATCG